ATGGCTGAATTAATTGCTGATTGCCCAAGATGTCATGTAAAACGTACAACCTTCTCTATTCTAAATCATGATGGAAATAACTCTTATAGTTACAATGAGTTATTTTGTAAATGCCACCACTGTTATAAAACCGTTGTATTTAGTGTGGCACCAATAAGTAATGGAGTTAGGGAATCTATCAACTCAAACAGATTGATAAATTTGACGCAAAGTATTTCTGAGGTCTCCGTGGTTACAGTTCAGCCAAATGGTATTATCCCTCCCCCCGAACATCTCCCAGAAGATATAATGGTGTGTTTTAATGAAGGGGCTCAATGCTATTCTATCGGTTGTTATAATGCCGCAGCAACGATGTTTAGGTTGTGCCTGGATAAGGCAACAAAGTCATTCCTCCCGGAGGATCCCATGGCTCCTCCTGTTGCAAAAATAAGACGAAGTCTTGGCTTTAGAATGGACTGGTTGTTTGAGAATAATATTCTACCTAGTGCACTGAAGGGGCTGGCGGAGTGTATTAAAGATGATGGAAATGATGGCGCTCATGAGGGCATTCTTTCGAAAGTAGATGTTGATGATCTGATTGATTTTACCATCACCTTACTGGAGAGACTTTATACTGAGCCTAAGAAGATTGAATTAGCTAACCAACGGCGGTTAGAAAGAAGACAGCAATAAGGCCCAAGAGGGCCTTTTTTCATTTCGGATGTTTACCAATCGTTAGCGCAAAAGTTTGCGGTGCGATCGGGGATTGGGAACTGAATTACCACAGTCTAAGGCTTTGGCCTATCTGGCGGGTTTGGTCGTGCAGGGGACGCAGTACTCGGGCCCAGTTGCTGTCGTCGTCGGCATAGAGGGCCGGGGGGAGGTTGCGGGTGTGGTTGACCAGCACCGCTTTGGCCTTAGCTAGGGTGCTGGGGTATTCGCGCACAATGGAGTAGCAGTTCGGCGCTTCTCGGTGTTCGGCGGCGTAGAGCAGATTTTCCACGGTCTTGGCAAGATGCAGCATTTTGTCGGCGGCGCGCCAGCACCAGGCGAGATCGTTCAGCCCGTCATAGCTTAGGCCGACTGCTGGTTGTGGGCGCTGTGTGGCGGCGAGGTGCTCGGCCATCCAGTTAAAGGCGTTGATATAGGCCTCTTTGGTCGCCGCTGCCTTAGCGCCGGTGAAGCCCATCACCACAAAGATAAAGCCATCTTTGGTCATCTCGTAGAAACGGGAAGAACGCTTTGCCCCATTTCCAATTTCGACCTCTTGGGACATCTCCGCAAAATTGCGGAGATGAAAATCTGAGCTGCATTCGAGGTTGCGGATCTTCTTCAATACGTCGTCATGACGCTTGCCAAAGAGTTCGGCGACTTTCAGGGACGTGGTGACAGGTTGGCCTTGTTGAAGACTGATGATCTCGGCAGGGGTAAAGCTGTTGATGCTGTTCATAGTGTGATTCCTGTGATGCAGTGAATCGCCACCTAAGAGACCAATCTTACTGGTGACGAACTGGACAGGATTGGTCTTACCGGGCATCACAGGGATCCGGCGCCCCCGAAGGAGCTCCTGCCCAGCCCGTCATAACTGAGATTGCGGGTACTACTGGGCCGCACAAAAAAACACGCGGGCGCGTGTTGTGCGCTGTGATGCTGTCGGGAGACCAATCCCGGCAACGGATTTTGCCGTTGCCTGCGCAGTATCGCGCAACCAACCGCAACCATCAACCACCAATCGGCACAACCCCGCCTGACCGCACACAACGCCAACAGCAGGGTAGCGACTTCAAGCAGGGCAGGGGATGTCTGTTTTGCGAGGGAGCAAACACAGAGCTGCGAGCTGGATAAGGTTGGCGTACCTGCTCCCCGCATGGCCCTTACCCAACTCACCTTGGTGGGAAAATCATGGCTTGCTGGGTGTTTGTTCTTCCGTTGTGGTGGTTTTTTCCATTGACGGTACGGTAGTGCTCTCTATTTGTTCATGACGTAAATAAAAAGTTCCTTCCGCTGGTGACCAAAAAGCACATTTTATGGAATTGCAGGCAATTTGCATTGCTTGTATACCATCAGGATACTTTGAGTATTTAATATTTACAGCTGATTCATATTTTCCATTAGTGAAATCCTCCATATGCTTTTTTGCCATGCTTGAGCCATCATCAGACACATAGTAAATCAAACCGATAAATGCTATGCAGAGAACCAGCGATATTGAGAACTTTATATATATGTAAAATGCCCTGTCTGCGACTTCACTAAATGGTTTTGCCTCTTCTTCAGTAGGACACTGTGAAGTGAGCATTTTGAATAATGTATTTCTTTTTATTCTGCCACTAATGTTGTCTATAAACTGAAATGTATTTTTTCTTAATTTTTTCAATTGCTTAAATGTAAGCGCCGTGATTGACATCATTACTATGAACCCAAGGAATAGAAGTAATGCTACTAAAAGAACCTTGAATAGCAAGAGAACCAATCCCATTGAGCCAATTAATAGAGATTCTTCCCTAGATTGTGGAAATAAGCTACTACTAACATGGAACACTGAAAGGTATCCATCATGTATACTCATGCCAAAGAGGTAAAGAATAGCAATGGAAGCTAACGGAAGTAGCGAAAAGACTATCTTGCTAAGAAATACGGGTTTATTTTCTTGAGGAATAGATAACACATGTGATGTGCCTTTGGTTACTCGACGATGGATTCGATTCTTTAACTCCGTATTCTGATTCATTTTAACCTCTCAAGCGAATGGAATGTTTCAGAAATATGGTATGAGCTGCGTCATCGTTCGGCAACACGCTAATTTGTGAAGTGGATCAACAATAGCGCCTCCAGTTGCTCTATCTCCTGATTGGTGATGCCTAGCATGTCCCGCGCCGGATAGCGGATCTCGCGACCCTTGATGCGGTCTTTGAGGCCGTATTGGTGGATGGTGGCGAGCCGGTTGGCGGTGCCGACAAACTCCACGACGGCCTGCTGTTCACTGGCGCGGGCCTTGAGCCAGGTGGTGTTGCTGATCTTGAAGAACATCTTGCGGCGAAGGCGGCCCCGGCCTTTCTTCAGTTTGAGTTGTGGCTTGCGCGGGGCCATGGGGTGGCCATCGGGCTGGAGGTTGGCCCGGATCCGTTGGGCCTGGCTGGCGCGCAAGGTGCGGGCCATCTCGCTAGCCAACTGACGGCGAGCCGCCGGCTCCATGCTGGCCAGCAGGCCATCTGCCCAGTGGGTCAGGTGGCTCAGATCGTCGGTGGCCACGGCTGATGCTCCCCATTGATAAAGAGTTCCCAGGTGATGCCGTCATAGGGATCTTCCGGCGGCTCTGGCAGGTGTTCCCAGCCAATCCCCTGCTCGTTTTGCCACACCCTGACCCGCTCGGTCAGCTTGACTGTGATGATTAGGTCCATCAGGTCGTTCGCGAGGTATTCGGCCTCGAAGGTGATGCCCTCCTTGCGCATCTCGTCGTTGGTCATCAGCTCAGGCTGGTGTTGGCGCAGCCAGGCCAGCAGCGGCACCATGATCTGATCCGGGTGGCCGGCAAAGTCCTCGATGCCGATGGTGAGCGGGTATTGCCACTCGAACGAGAGCGAGCGGGCGCCGGTGCTTTTGACATTGCCCGGGGCGATGAAGATGTGCAGTTTGTCTGGGTTGGTCTTGAGGTGGGGCACGCAGCGGGTCAGCACCTCACGGATCTGTTTTGGTTTTTCCATGCTATTTCCCGTTTTGGTGTCGTTGTTGGCAGGCGATAAGGCTATCGACCTGAGCGGCGGTGGCCATGGCGGCCAGCGGCAGGCCCAGCAAATCAGCGCCGCTCCGCATGTGGTTGACGGTCAGTTGATTGCCGCGCTCGCTGCCCAGCAGGACAGCCATAGTGCGTGGCCCCGCTTGGCCGATGGCGGTGATCATGTGGTCCCGCTGGAAGGCGAGCAGGGTGTCTTCGGTGGCGCCACCAAACCAGCCATCCGGCTCGACCGGGTAGCCTGCCTTGGTCAGGCGGCGCTGCAGATCGGCCACGGCGGCGCCGGTATCCCCTTTTTTCAGGCTCATGGCAGGTACCTCCGGTTAACGTTGCGGGCATTCGGCGTGGGCTGGCGGCGGTGTGGCAGCAGACGCATGACCGAGCCGCGAGAACCGATCAGGGCGGTCAGTACCACGGTGGCCAGCAGGACAGCTGCGGGATCTGGTGATGGCAAAACACCCAGCATGGCGGCAACTAACGGGGCGGCCAGAGCCCCAGCCACAAAGGCGGCGATAAACAGCCCGGCTTTGCGCAAGTTGCCGAGCTCGGTGGTCGTGACGATGAAGACCAGGGCCCCGGCGAATGCGCCGAGCAACACCCTGGGTCTACACCTGGGAAGAGTGACAGCATGGCCAGCCCTGTGACGGTGAAGGCGGCAACGCTGGATGAAACAAGTTCGGGCATCGTGATCTCCTATCGTTGATTGTGGTGTTCGGCCAGGGTCTGGCAGTCGGTGCAACGCTCACAGCCCCTGATCGCCTCGCGGCGTGCCTGGGGGATGGGGTCGTCACAATCGATGCAGTAGTGGGGGCCGGTGCCCGCAATGCGGGCGGCGTGGATGCGGGCAGCCAGTTGCTGCTCGCTGATGTTGGCCAGTCGTTCGAGTTCGTCGTCGAGGCGGCTCATGGTCAGTCCCATAGCTGGATCAGCGGCTGCTCGGCCTGGGTGGGGGCCGCTGGCATTGTGATGAGGGTTCCGGTCGGGATGATGGGGCCGAGCGCGGCCAAACCGGGGTTGAGGTTGAGCACTTGCTCGGTGATGCCTGCGGTGTAGCCGTAGTGCCGAAACAGGATGAGATCGAGGGTGTCGCCCTGCTGGCTGCGCAGTTGCATCAGATCAGCTCCACTGTGTTGTGGGTAGTGCCGAGGATGTCGCGGATGGCAAAGCGGGCGTCGCGGTAGAGGTCGTCAGAACTCACGACTTTGGCATCTGCCCCTTTGACGCCGTCACCGGTGGCGCTGTAGTCGGTGTAACGCTCCAGCAGGTTGGCACGGGTCATGGCATAGACGGCGCGTCGGTAGCTGTGCAGGTGCACTGATTCGTTGTTGATGCGCTCACTCGGCACAGCGGCCAGAGTGGTGTGGCCTTCGTCCTGGCGGATTAGGCGCCAATCAGCCAGATCGCGGTTGACGCTGGTGATGGCGTCGACCACGGCATGGGTGAGGCGTGCGGTAGTGACGGTGCCATCCAGCCGGATTGTCTCGTGCAGGTCAGGCAGCGAGATCGCCGGCCAGAAGGGGCTGGAGGTTATCTCCCCTTCGGCTGGTGTAGTTGGTGCATTGGCAATGAATCCGGTGCTCATGTTGTTCCTTCTCCGCTGGTTGGGCGGTGGTCGGGCCGTCTGGTATGCCGCTGGCATTCGTCAGGCCCGAGCCGCCCAGGGTGCGGGGTTCGCTCGGTTAGCTGCCGCCGCCAGTGGCGTCGGGTTGCTGTTCTTTTTTCAGTTCACGCTTGAGCACTTCGAGCTCCTTCTTGATGCCCACTTTGTCGTGCAGCTCGATGGCGCGCCGGTAGTGCTCTGCGGTTTGCTGCTTGAGCCCCTCGGCGTAGCAGGCACGGCCCACGGCCTTGTGCAGCTTGGCGCGCACCTGGTCGAAGATGTCGCAGCCGGCGAGTAGGGCCATGTATTGGCCGAGCAATGACAGGGAAGGCCCGGTACCAGCCTCTTGCTGCTTGATGGCTGTGTCGGCGACTTCTTCGGCGATCATGGTGGCAGCGGTACGCTCGTAGCGGTCCGGGGTACTCAGGCCGTGGCGGATCACGTAGTCAGCCATGGGCAGAGCCCCTGCCAGATCGCCGGTGTCGAGGTGCCAGAGCATGACTGTCACCAGGACGTCATCCTGTCCGCCCTGATCGGCGGCCAGCAGGCCATCAATCCAGGGTTTGTAGACGGCCAGCATGGGGCGCTTGGCGTCGATCTTGCGTTCTATGCTCTGGATGTTTTTGAGGGTGCGGCGGTGTTCGGCCAGCTGCAGCAACTGGAGCTCGTAAGCGTTGGCGCGAGCCTGGTCGAACTGAGGATTGGCCACCCCTTGCAGGGCGGCCAGTGCTTTTTCGCGGTGGCGACGGGCGGGTGTCATGTCACCCCCTTATGCGCCGGGGGCCGGGTTCGGCCCCATGACGATGTTTTCGACCAGGGCGACGCAGTCGTAGTCCTCGATCACATAGGCGTCATTGGAGCTTTCGTAGTTGACGATACGGTTGCGCTTGGGCTCTTCCTCGATATGGCGGCGGCGAGCACCGTCTTGCCAGTAGATGGAGAGGTTGCTGAGCTTAGTGATCAGCAGGGCGTTGTCGGGGAAGAAGGGGACGCGCACAGCCTTGAGGCCGCCGATCTGCTTCTGGCTTACCAGCACCTGACCGGCCAGCTTGTTCTGGTTGTCGCTGGCGTCATTGATGATGGGGAAATACTTGTCCGACAGCAGTTTGCGGCCGCAGATGACCACCAGATCGGTGTCGTCCTGGAACCAGGGCTTGATCAGCTCGTTGACGGCGTCGAACACCAGGGCGTCGAGATTTTTGTAGTCGCCGTCGGCGGCATCCACGTAGATCTTGCTGCTGCCATCGGTACCCTCGCTCATGACCTGGGCCGGGGCATCCGTGCGGATGTGCTTCAGCCAACCGATGTTGACGTCTTGCAGCAAGGGGTTGGCATTGCGATCGGTGTCGGGCGCCGCGCTGGTGCCGTGCCAACCGATCGTGATCCGGTCCAGCCCCTGCCGGGTGATGATGGCGTCGCGGATCCGGGTCTGGAAGTCTGGGAACTTGGCCCAAGAGTCGAGCTGGGCGTAGCCGATCATGGTGTCGTAGTTGGTCTGGGCGCACTCGTAGTTGTGGTCATACAGGGCGGCCGGGTTGTTGGGCTGACGGTCTTTGGTATCGGTGTTGGTACGGCCCGCGATGGTGCTGCTGATACCAATGCCGACTTTCTGCCCCTTGAGTTCATCCACCTGCACCATGTTGATCATGGAGAGGAAGGAGACCGACTCCTGCACCTTGGTTTCCAGGGGCTGCTGGACGCTGGGCTGCACGTTGAACTGCACCATGGCGCTGGTGATGGCGTTGAGTTTGGCCACCTTGCCGGTGAACTCGTTGAACTTCTGGCGGGTTTCATTACGCATGGATGGGGTCCTTAGCAGTCGGTTTCGATGGTGGTGCCGCTGTTGTTACCGGTGGCAGGCTGGCGCTTGTGGCTGAAATCTTCCTGGCCTTCCAGCTTGGCGGTGAGGTCAGCCAGTGCTTTGGCGGTGGCTTCCTGCTGGCTGGTCAGTTCGGTGATGGTCTGGGCCTGCTCGGTGAATTTCTTCTGCAGGTCGGTATCAAGGCTGGTGACCTCCTTGGCCACGGCCTCGACAGCCTTGTGCACGTCACTGAAATCGGTGGTGGATTGCTTCTTGTGGGTGGAGAGCAGCGCGGTGACCCGTTCCAGCAGACTGGGGCCTTTGTCGCCTTCTTCTGAAAGCTCGATTTCTGTTTCGATGGCGCAGCTGAACAGGTTGGCCGGTTTCTGTTTGCGGGCTGCCAGCGGGCTGTTTTCACCAGCACCTGCGCAGAACTGCAGGTATTCGGTACCCAGACTGGCCGGGCTGTCGGTGACGGCCAGACCGACCAGATAGGCTTCGCCGGTGCCGGCAAAGTCCAGATCCAGCTCGATGGAGGTGTAAACCTTCTGGCGGGCTTTGGTCAGTTTGATCAGGTCGTCGGTGGGGTCGATTTCTGCGAACAGGGCCATTTTCTTTTCGTCGTCGATCTCGACTTCTTCGGCGTAAACACTGCGCACATCGCCATAGGCGCGAAATGCGCTATCGGGGTAAAGGCTGCGGAAGTGTTCGAGGTTGACGCGGGCACCGTACTTTTCTTGGTTGTAGTTCTTGGCTGCTTGGGTGAGCCATTCCGGCGCGATGGTGCGGCCATCGGTGGTTTGGCCTGCCACCGCGACGCGCTTGAATTTTGCTTTCTTCGCCATGAGCTGGGATCCCTTTGGTGATTGGGTGGTGATGTCGCAGCTATGGTCTGGGCGAGTGGCGGGATCGTGCAATCGGCGGCCAGTGTATCTACGGCGGATACACTGGCGCGGGCGTCAGGGCGTCAGGGCGTTTGTCGGGGTCGGTAGACTGGCGCCATGACTACAGCACCCTTAGTTTTTCCTCATATCGAACCCAGACGGCAGGCCATGCACCTGTTCTTCCAGGGCTACCCGCTGCGTGCCATTGCAGAATTGCTGCAGGTGCCGGAGGGGACAGTCTCGACCTGGAAGAAGCGCGATGGCTGGGATGACATCAAACCAATTGACCGGGTCGACTTCGCCATCGAGGCACGGATGTGCCAGTTGATCGCCAAGGACATGAAGAGCGGTGGCGACTTCAAGGAGATTGACCTGCTGGGCCGCCAGCTTGAGCGGATTGCCCGGGTCAACAAGTACAGCAATGGCGGCAACGAGGCCGACCTCAACCCCAAGGTGGCGAACCGCAACAAGGGACCGAAGAAGGCCCCCGAGCGCAATGTGGTGGAGCCCGAGCAGCAGGAGCGCCTGCTCGAACGGTTTGAGTCGACCATGTTCGGCTATCAGCGCACCTGGTATGAGGCCGGCAAGCATCACCGGATCCGGGACCGGCTCAAGTCGCGCCAGATCGGCGCCACCTACTTTTTCGCCTTCGAGGCTTTCATCGACGCTCTGGTCACCGGGCGCAATCAGATCTTCCTGTCGGCCAGCAAGGCCCAGGCCCATGTCTTCAAGCAGTACATCATTCAGTTTGCCAAGGATGAGGGGGTCGAGCTGAAAGGCGACCCCATGGTGCTGCCAAACGGGGCGCACCTCTACTTCCTCGGTACCAACGCCCGCACCGCCCAGAGCTACCACGGCAATATCTACATGGATGAGTATTTCTGGATCCATGGATTCCTGGAGTTCCGCAAGGTCGCCTCCGGTATGGCGATGCACAAGAAGTGGCGCCAGACCTACATTTCCAGCCCGTCCAGCCTCTCCCATCCCGCCTATGCGTTCTGGTCCGGTGCCAACTTCAACCGGGGCAAGCCTAAGGCAGACCGGGTCGAGATAGACCTGAGCCACACGAACCTGGCTGAAGGCAAACTGTGCGCCGATGGACAGTGGCGGCAGATCGTCACGGTCGAAGATGCCGTGCGCGGTGGCTGCGACCTGTTCGACCTGGATCAGCTGCGGGGCGAGTACTCCGAGGAGGAATACCGCAACCTGCTGATGTGCGAGTTCATGGACGACACGTCGAGCGTGTTCCCGCTCGCCACCCTGCAGCGCTGCATGGTCGACAGCTGGGAGCTGTGGGACGACTACAAGCCCTTTGCCCAGCGCCCGATGGGCAACCGATCGGTGTGGATCGGCTATGACCCGGCCAAGGGTGGTCAGGGGGATAGTGCGGGCTGCGCCGTGCTGGCCCCGCCGGCGGTTCCCGGCGGCAAGTTCCGGGTGCTCGAGCGCCACCGCTGGAGCGAGATGGATTTCGACGCCCAGGCGCGGGCCATCAAGGCCATGTGCGATCGCTACAACGTGGGGTACATCGGCATCGATACCACCGGGATCGGGGAGGGGGTTTATCAGCTGGTGAAGCAGTTCTATCCGGCGGTGACCGCCATCCAGTACAACCCGAGCGTGAAGATCCAGATGGTGATGAAGGCACAGGATGTGATGAACAAGGGGCGGCTGGAGTTCGACAGCGGTTGGACCGATCTGGCGGCCGCTTTTATGAGCATCCGCCGCGGCGTGACCGCCGGTGGCAAGATGCCGACCTTTGAGGCCAGTCGCTCAGAGGAGACCAGCCACGCCGACATTGCCTGGGCGACGATGCAGGCCCTGTTACATGAACCGTTGGCAGGCGCCACCGGTGCCAATACCAGCATGATGGAGATTTTCGCATGAGAAAGCGCCGCGCTTCTCGCAGCAATCTGCGCACGACCCAGCCGGTGACGGCGACCCAGCAACCCGGCGCCTCGGCCATCGAAGCGTTCAGCTTTGGTGAGCCGGTACCGGTGCTCTCCCAACGGGAGGTGTTCGACTACCTTGAGGCGATGCACAACGGCCGTTGGTATGAGCCGCCCCTCTCCCTCAACGGGCTGTCACGGGTCTACCGGGCTGGGGGGCACCATGCCTCGGCCATCCAGGTGAAGCGCAACATCCTGCGCTCCTGCTTCATCCCCCATCCGAAACTCAGCCTGGCGGCCTTCACCGGGTTGGCGTTGGACTATCTGATCTTCGGCAATGGCTACCTGCAGGCGGTGCAGAACCGGATCGGCGGGGTGTTGCGCTATGACCACCTGCACGCCAAGTACACCCGGCGCGGGCTGGATCTGGATGCCTATTGGTGGATTGCCCAGCCAGGGCAGGAGCAGGAACTACCCGCTGGGCGGGTGGGCCATGTGATGGAGGCTGACATCAACCAGGAGATCTACGGCATCCCCGACTATGTCGGCGGGCTGAACTCGACCCTGCTCAACGAGTCGGCCACCCTGTTCCGCCGCCGCTACTACGAGAACGGCAGCCACGCGGGCTTTATCATGCACATCACCGATGCAGTGCAGAACGAGGGGGACATCGCCAAGCTGAAAGAGGCGCTGCGCCAGAGCAAGGGCCCGGGCAACTTCAGCAACCTGCTGCTCTACACCCCGGGTGGCAACAAGGATGGGGTGAAGCTGATCCCAGTCGCCGAGGTTGCAGCCAAGGATGACTTCCTCAGCATCAAGAACGTCAGTCGGGACGACCAGCTGGCCAGCCACCGGGTCCCGCCCCAACTGATGGGGGTCATGCCGAACAGCACCGGCGGTTTCGGCGATGTGACCAAGGCCGCCCAGGTGTTCGACATCAACGAGATCGACAGCATCAAGGCCAGCCTGCTGGCGTTCAATGACTGGGCAGGGGAGGAGATCATCCGGTTCAATCCTTACCGACTGTCAGATCTGACAGGGCAGGCAGAATAGGCGAGGCTAGAGTTACCTCGAGCGCTTGGAGTTTGTGTGTGTTCATACGGCATAGGAAAAGCCCCCTCACCGAGGGGGCTTTGTTTTGCATCTTATCTGGCGGCCTGAGCGCTCCGCCACTGCATCGACCCGCTTACCGCGCCCGACATATTCCCTGATCCTCGAGCACCGGCCCAGAGCAGCAGGCTCAGCCTGCCGACCTCTACCAGCACCGCTGGCGCGCAATCGGGACCCCGCCTCGCCTGCCCGCTTTATGTGTCGATTTCCATTCGGGTGAACGACTGTCGGCAGGGAGTAGTTTCCCGCGCCAGCACTGGCCGCGCGCGGAACTTTGGATCCTTTTTGCGATCCTTCACTTTCCGTCAGATCCTTTCACCTTCCCAGTGGGGGATGGCACTGTACTTCCCCGGTCTTTGCACTTACTGATAAGCGCACTTGGAGGCTTTGATATAAAAATCCGGCTTAGCATTGAGTTGACCATAGAATTTGCTGGCCAACTGATGATGCCAGTAGGGGGCCATCATCTCTTGGTGAGGTGACTTGGGGCCCAGGGTCACATGCTTGACCGGGGCAAGGTGGTTGGTTCGGTGCAGCTCCAGATAGAGTCGGGGAGGGGTGCTTTTTATCAAGTCAGGTGCTTGAATCTGAATTTCTTTGGCACCGTATTCCAGATGGGTGACGATAACGCGGTGTTCTTTCTCTGCTTCATAGTCCGCATCTTTGAGCAGATAGGGTAATGGCCCCAACAGCCACGACAGGTCCTGAAGCTTTTCCTTATCTGGGGTGGTACCCAGAAGATCGTTGACTGCGGTCTTTAACTCATCAAACAACTGCTTGAGGGGCCCTTCTTCATCTTCGCCATGAATCTGCATCTCAGCTTTGATATAGACGACGCGATAGAAAGCTGCGCTCTCTTGAGGTGATTTCCCCGAATTAAGGAATGCTTGGTTATTTGCATCATTTGGGGCATCACCTTGTTTTTTTGACAACAGGTCGAACTCAAAAAAGTTGTCGATATTAAAGGTAATGGCACAGCCGCAGGCGTCTTCTTTTTGATGGTCTTTGCTGTAAAACCGCCACATATTCAGGCTGTCTTCCTCTGGCAGGAAGCACCCGACAAAGGCCGGTTTGCTTTCAACTGGAGTATGGCCAAGATGACGCCAGAGCAGCTTCCCTTCATTGGGGTCATTGAGCGCATTGATATGCCCCAGTCGTAGAGGGCTTTGCTCCAGTAACAGCGCATTGCCCACCAGCAGAGAGGTGTAGTGGGTCATGGTGAGCCCTGCTTTGACTTTCAGCTCGGCCAGGATGCGTTCCCGTATGTTGGTTATCTGGGGTGAACGTGCATGGCGCTTAGCTTGGTCTTGAAGTTCAATGGCTTGAAAACGGATCTGGGGTGAGGTATTTCGGGTAGCTTTGCGAAAAAGGGCTTGTGCCTTTGCATAGCTCTGCTTAACACCATCTCCATTCATATACATCTGGCCAAGATTGATGGTGCCCTGTCCATCTCCTCCCTTGCTAGCCTTGCGAAACCACTCAACCGCCGTGCGATAGTTTTGCTCTACCCCTCTACCCTCAGTGTATATAACCCCCATGTTGCACTGGGCCCGTGCGTTCCCTTCTTCGGTGCCCTTGAGGTACAACTCGATCGCCTTGCTATAGCTCTGTTCTACCCCTCGGCCTTCATCGTACATCCATCCCAGATTACATTGGGCATCAGAATCCCCTTTTTCTGCGGCTTTGCGATAATACTCGAAAGCCTTGCTGTCGCTTTGCCCTACCCCACAGCCTTGTTCGTACATAAGTCCTATAATGAACTGGGCTTTAACATCCCCTTGTTCGGCGGTTTTGAGGTACCACTTGAAAGCCTTGATATCGCTTTGCTCTACGCCTATTCCCTTCCAGTACATTATTCCCAGATTATATTGGGCATCAGCGTCCCCTTGTTCGGCGGCTTTGAGATACCACTTGAAAGCCTTGATATCGCTTTGCTTGACGCCTTCTCCCTTCCGGTAAAATGACCCCATATTGAACTGAGCTGCGGCGTGTCCTTGTTTGGCGGCTTTGTAATACCACTTGGCAGCAGTGTGAGCGCTTTTCGTTACCCCTTGGCCATCCTCGTACATAACTCCCAGATTGAACTGTGCATCTAAATGGCCTTGTTCAGCAGCCCTCTGATACCACAAAAGAGCTTGGCTATCACTCTGCTCAATGGCTTGCCCAAAATCGTATCGTTCGCCCAGGTGAAATTGTGCAGCAACATCTCCCCCCTCGGCTGCCTTTATCAGTGCGGTGATATCTTCTGGTAGTTCTGACCTATCCATATTCGATTACCCATGCTTTGTTGTTATACCAATCTACACCGATTTCCATATGCTGATTGACCACAACCTGCTGAAAATGATGCATTTATTGTAAATGTGGTTATCTTGCCTTAAGCCCTAAATATTGTCGATTGAAGGGGGCCAAGGCCCCCCAAGAATTTCACTGACAGGGTTCACATTACCAACCTTTTGTCATCGGCAGGCGGTGCAGGTGGGGGAGCAACCTGTTCCAGTCGCGGTTGCCGTGGGTGACGGGCTGAATATGGCGGGTCTTGTCGGCCAGGATGCGCTGGGCGGCGGCCAGGGTCATTGGGTATTCGTGGATGATGGAGTAGTAGGTACCAGCTTCGCGGTGTTCGGCGACATCGAGCAGGGGGTAGATGGCCTTGGCGGCGATCATCATCCGGTCGGCGGCGCGCCAGAACCACGCCAAGGAATGCAGTTCGTCATCGGTCAGGGTGGTGAGGGGCTGCGGGTGAGTGGCGGTTTCGCGGTCCAGCACATCGAGCACCCAGCGGCGGAACTCTTTGGCTAGCGCCGTGCGGGAGAACATGGCGATCAGATGGGCTCCACGCAGAGAAAAGATCCGGACCTCTTTCTCGCTGTTCCCATTGCCGAACCCCTTGACGGTCAATTTGACCGTCAAGGTCATGCTGGGGGTAAATTCGTCCGCATTGCGGCGATAGATGCGGCTCACGGCATCGTCACTGGCATAACCAAGGGCTTGGGCGATTTGTGGTGCGGTCAGCCAGGGTTGGCCGTGATGAGGGATAACGGAGAAGTAGGTGTCATGGAAGCTGATGCTGTTCATGGCTTGGATTCCTTTGCTGTGAAGGTAATCGCCACCATCGACGCCAATCATCTGGTGACGAACTGAGCAAGGTTGGCGTACCGGCAGCAAAGACCCGGCGCCCCGAAGGGCCCCTGCCCAGCCCGCCATAACTGAGATTGCGGGTACTACTGGGCCGCACAAAAAAACACGCAGGCGCGTGTTGTGCGCTTCACTGAGCGGGACGCCAATCCCGACAACGGATTTTGCCGTTGCCCGTGCAGTATCGCGCAACGCCGTGCGACCAGCAACACCCAATCAGCCCCAATAAGGCGGGATAAGCCACAATCACCCCGTCCAGCAGCACAACACCGCCGGCAGGGTACCGGTTCTACACAGGGAAGGGGACGTTAGTTTTGGCAGGAAGCATACACAGGGCGCACTGAGCGCCCTGAATGACTGGTCATAAACCACTCTTAAGCGATGGTAGGTTCAACAGTGAACTTCGAGGTAAGACGGGCAGTTTTTCCGGTGAGAACAATGGACGTCTCAGGGAAGTTAAATTCCTTCTTGTACTCGATGTTTACAGGTGGCTGATGGTGGAAGATCAATGCGGATTCACAGCGGTCCAAATCGCTCTTGGAAACAGCACCAAAGGAATAGCAGAGCTTCTCTCCTTTGTTGAGTTGTGCTTTCCATTTTTCCAATTTTTCATGGTTGGCGAGCCTGGAGTTAACATCCTCAGCCTGACCTATGTAGATGAGCTCTTTTATCGTATCTTTGCCGGTTTCAGTATTTAGAAGATAGCTATACACACAATAGATACCAGACTCGGTGGGAATGCTGCTTTTATCTGAATCCCGCAAATAACTGTCAAAGTATATTTCATATTTTTTTGCCATTACTCTTTTCCTTATGGGGCATAGGATATGACCCAAGATGGTTTGCTTGGATCGTGCATAGGCTACCTCTTTATGGTGTGTGGGTCACTTGTGAGTCTTGCGCGCTCGGTCACAGTATGTGGTTTCTGTTGAGGCTTGATGTCATTGTGACTATCAGAGTTAGAGTCGTCAGTGAATGGAGGAGCCAAACGCCGAACGGTGATCCTCTCTGGACTGCTTGCCATACTGTGTTTTTATACAGTTAATCGAGATGTCCCGCATGTTCGCTCAACCCGCCCCTGATGCTCCCTTGTTGGAGTTCCCCCTATTTCTCTCCCCCGTGGCCTGTGGCTTCCCGTCGCCGGCGCAGGACTACACCGAGCAGACCATAGACCTCAACCAGCTGTGCATTGCCCATCCGGCGGCAACCTACTTTGTACGGGCGGCCGGTGATAACATGTTGAGTATCCCTAGTTAGCACTAGCCGCGCACACCACATCAAATACTCTCTCAGATTTGTATGCTGACATTGGATTGAAATTAAAAATTTAGGCTCTTAATTTTTACTGAGATATCAATTTCTTCTCTAGCTCAAGTATGCGAGTTTGGTATTCCAATGCTTGCCTTTGATAAAGAGGGATGCTTTCTTGATCAAGTGGATTATCTATGGCGGAATGTAATATCCGTTCGATATTTGTTTTTTTCTGCTCAATCTCACTTAACTTATCAAGGATATTAGCGTTGGACCTACAGTTGTTGAGCTCAGTATTTGTCATTTTATACGCATCCTTCCATTCATCTAAAGCCTTGCTCCATTGTTCAACCCTATCATTGCATGATGCCAATCTTGTCTCCAACACTTTGTTTTTCAGAGTGATATTTGTTAAGTTATCTTGAAATGGTTTCATTTCGCTGCTTATGGTTTTTATTTTTAATTCTTTTTCTGAGATCATATTGTTTAGATCTTTTATCTTGCTATTTAACAGCTGTATTTGATTGTCTTTGCTTTCAACTCTTACCATCTCGCTAAATCCAAGACCGAGTCCAAATCCAGATGAGCAGCTAGCAATAACTATACTGGCGATAGATAAAGCAAAGTTGTCTTCTATCATTTTTTTAATATTCATAAGCAACATCCCCTAGTGTTTGGTGAGGACTGGAGAATATTATCTAGCGGTGAAAATTGGAAGTGATTAATCGCATTGTAGGTCGAAATTTTCTTAAGAATATATTCATTAATATTATTTAAATCAGTTGGTAATTGGCTTTTTAATATTCATTTTGGCAGGAAACATACACAGGAGGCGGGCCTGATCCTGCTGGGACGGTCAATTTGACCGTCCTGGCCATGTGCACACCCTGACCCTTAACCGCCCAATTGACCGTCAAGGGTCAGATTGACCACCCCGAGATAGAGAAATGGGCCGAGAGGGCCCATTTATGGTCAGCCGATCAGCTTCAAATCGGCTTTGCGACGCTCTTTGAGGGCGTCATAGAAGTTCTCATGAGGGCCAACGCTCAGCAGGTAGAGCTGCAGTTCCGCGTCTTTCCAGGAGTAGCCCAGCAGCACCAGCTGCCCTTTGAGCTGGAACTTGTGCACCCGCAGGTACGACAGGTCCCCCTTCTTCTGTTCTCCGATCTCGGGGTCGTCAATGATCCGGTCGATCTCGTCTTCCACTGCTTTCAGATCATTCGTAGGGAGTTTTTTGAGCTGTTTGGTGAACAGGCCAGACTCAAAAACCTCAATCTCGTGTTGTTCTTCTGACATAGCGGGTTACTTGCCCTTCTTTGACTTGCTCCGCGGCGAGCATCACGTCTTTGATGAAGCTGAAAGGCAGGTCCGGGTTGTCCTCGACCATACGGCCGATCTTGGCCCAGTACTCAATCTGCTTCGGCAAAGAGCGATGTGCGGCAGACGCGTGGATCTTCACGTCGGCGATGAAGTCATCGTCTAAGCGTACTGTTTGAGCCATGTTCATTCCCTATTTTGGTGTCGAATCATCGGTAAGTTTGGTTGTCAATTAGTTGGTTGGTTTGCGATTAGTCAGCTCTTGGGCTCGTAGTGAGTATATCTTTTACTCAAAAACGAGCAACAAATTGTCGCGTTTGGTGATAATTTGCTTCTCGCTATTCCAATGACCACCTTGTGACCGGTCACAGCGCCAAGATTCTACCTCCAGCTGTGTGCCAGCAGGTGGCCTCGCCCTTGCAGGTGCCTCCGCAGCCCTCCGGCAAGGCATAGTCGCAATTCGGGCAGGTCTGCATGGCCAGCGCCGCCTGTTGCTGCTGCCAGCGTTCCCAGTCGCGGCGCAGCAGGGTGCTGATGTACTCGTCGACGGTGTCGGGCTCACCAGATCCGGCTCTGGCGCGGCGCAGGGTCTCCAGTTGTTCGCGCTCGCGGATGGAGAGCGTCACCTCCACCCGCTTGATGCCGAGAGCTGCCTGCCGTTTACGCTGGGCCTCTTTGTGAGCCCTAGCATCCTTGGCGAGGGTCATGATGACCTCCTGGCATAGATGCCTCGGCGTGCCCGGGTGTCTTTGCCGATCTGGCGGTAATCGGACACTGGCTCTACTGGTCGTCGCGCCTTCTTCGGTGGAGTGATTGTATCGAGCTCGCCCTGGTAGAACGGGAACCAAGCATCCTCGAACCGGATGACCCGCTCCATTCTGTCGAGCAGCCGATCGCAGAGGTGGCATTCGGCTGCCGGCAGCTCATCGAATTCTCGGGTGATGGCGGCACGACCTGCCGATCCTGGCGGGTGCTGCTGGATTATGGGCCAGAGCCGCAAACAGTGCCGTTGCAGGCGCTCGATGGTGGCGCGGGTAATGGAGTCCTGCACGTTATTCTCCCTCCGCATAGGGTGACCAAGTCGGTTTTGGTGGCGCGTCGCTCGGGAACTCGTACTCATTCCGCTTGAATGTGGGGTTGAGCCAGTCACGGGCACCGGGATTCGCTTTGTCATAGTGGCAGCCCTCTGCTATCCACAAGATCTTGCCGGTGGTGCCGCACAAAATGGTGCCGCCGTAGGCGACGACGACAGGTTTTTTCTTCATGACAAGGCGTCCTCTTCTTGCTGATAGGCCAGCGCAATGGTCAGCGCCCTTTGCTCTGTGTTCAGCCCCTCTAGGCGGGTCAGCCGCTGGGCATAGTTGTGATTGCGCAGCTCGGCAGCTTGCGACTTAAACGCTTCTTCGCTGAGCTGGCCTACGCGGTGGGCACTTTCGAGTAGCGCCACGGCTCGTTCGACGGCGCGCAGAACGGTGTTCTCGTCGTGGCCATCGCCAATCTGTTTAAACTCGTCGCCCAAGCGGTTGTTGAGGTGGAGCAGTGCATCAGGCCAGAGTGCCAACGGCACAGGGGCCAGCCAGTCAGTGACTCGCAGAGTGGTATCGGGGGTGAACAGGGGGGACAGATCCTGATAACAAACCGCGCGTTTCTTGGCGTTGGCCTTTGCCAGCGCAGCCTCAACCTCAGCCTCCACTGGTGTCAGCATTCCCTTGCTGCAGTGTCCCGGTGCACTGGTTGCCCCAGGCCAGTTGCGACTCACAATTAGCCGATCACCGACCAGCCGCACATACTGGCCGCCTGCATTGATGATGCTGCCGTGCTGCAACAGGGCGTCATTGCTCTCATCAAGCCCCATTCGGACCAGCTCCTTAGCCAGAGCGGATCCTTTAACCCCCAATTTGGATCCTTTCGTACAGTTATTGATAAAACTCCGAGGGGGGCAGCTGCCGCTGCCTGACTGCAACTCGCTGCGCTCGCAGACTGCATGCTCGCGTTGCTCGCCCAAACCAGACCCGGTGGCCCCTTTGCGCACTATTTGCCAACCCTCGGTGCGGGTGATGGCGGTGGTCATGCCGATGTCAGTGATCACCCCCCATGAGCCGCAGCACGTCCTCGCCGTATTTATTGGCGGCTTCGTCCAGCCGCTTGGAGAGGCGGATAAGGTGCTCTTTGCGGGGCAGGTTGATGCCTCCCATGGCGTTGATGAAGTCGCCCCAGCGATTGTTGTCGACGGCGTGGCGGGCCGCCTCCAAGATGCAATCCCACTCGATGACTTCGTCACCCAGGCGGCGGAGCTCGCGCCACACGCTCACGGCTGGGCCGCCAATCTGCTGGAACTGGCGGATACGCCAGCAGCTCGCCCAGGCCGCCACGGCGATGGTGGTGTGGTCGACTGGCGCTTCGGCCTCGAAATCCATCCCGACCTTGTGGCCGTCGATGTTCTTGGCGATGTACTTGGCTATATAGCCGGTGGCGCTGCCCTGGGTAGGGTCTATCTCTTTCCAGTTCACCCGTGGGTTGATGGCCTTGATCACTGCCGTGCTGCTCACGTCCAGCAGCCATTTGATGCGCGGGGCCTTGTTGCGGACTTTCAGCTTGGCCAACTGGTCGAGTTGGTCGCCGTTCGGCATCTTCAATTCACTGCGCTCGGCATCGGTGAAGTGGTAGGCGAGCAGGGTCAGGAAGTCGCGCTGATGCTCAGGGTTGATGAAAAGTAAGCAGTGCCAGTGCGGGGTGCCGTCGTGGTGCGGCTCTACCACCCGAAAGCCGAAGGCCATGATCCCCTCGCGGGCCAGTGCGGCCCGAAAGCGGGCCCACTGCTTACACAGCAGACGGTTGGTCTCGGTCGGACTAGCGCCGTTGAACTTCTCGTTTTGGTAGGTCTTGTTTGTGTCTTTGCTGCCCTGGCGCCATGCGTGATAGCTGGAAGGGGCGGTCAGGGTGAGGAACAGGCCCAGCTTGCCCTGCTCCTGCGCCATGTCTTCAAAGCCACGCATCCGCACCATCAGTTCATGACGGCGGATCTCTGGGTTGGCGACCGAGCCCATCACAGCGTCGACCAGGTCAATCTCTTGCCCCAGCTCCTCGTTGACGGCGCTCATACCTTCCATCCATGCCTGCTGGGCAGCCTTGCGCTGGGTGAACTCGCGCACCGCGTGGGCGCTGGCGTAGGGACTGACTCCCTTACGCACTTGGCCGGTGAGGATGGCGATCAGCTCGCAGTAGACGGCCCAGGCGCGGTTGATTTTGCGTAGCCACCAGGACTCATCAAGCAGGCGTACCAGCAGGCTGGCGGCAGCGCCTTCGAACTTTTCTACAGATGGGTCCATGTCGGCCCGCTCAGCTTCTGTCAACTGGCGGCACAGCAGGCGACGTGCTGTGCTACAGGGGTCGATCGGCAGAGGAGGGCAGAAGCTCCATGCTTTAGCCTGAGCTCCCAGATCGGCCAGCAGCTTCTCGGCGTCCCACTCATGCTCGGTGCCATTGTTCAGCATCTGCTGGCAGCGGCGGGCCCACTCGGCAGCGACCAGCTCGCGGCGAACATCGTTGCGCAGGTCGATGACTGGGACAGGGAACCGGCTCTGAGCTGCGGAACAAACGTCGACCATGCGGCGCAGCCAGATGTTGGCGGTCTTGGGGTTGGCTGGGTAGCGGTGCAGGTAGGTTTTGGCCAGCGGCTTGGCAACGTGCCACTCGATACGGGCCAGTTGCTCGGCGGCGCCGGCCATATTGTCGGCATGGACTCCGACCAGGTAGTGCTGGGGTAGTTGGATGCCCTGCAGGTTGGTGATGGGGTCGTTCATGCAGCCGCCTCCATTGCGACTGCCGCCGCGACAACAGGTCCCCATTGAGTTGCCATTGCATCAGCCCACCCTCGGTAAGTTTTAGCGCGTGCCATGGCACGACCATCCCTGGGGGGCAGCCTGTTCTGGTCGCTATCGGTTTGGTTACTCCAGCGAGGCAATGTCCTCCCGCTTGGTTGAAGCATCATGCTAGGTTCCACTAGGGATGTAGGTTGAAGGTCTGGCAGTCCCTTGAGGGCCAACCCGGTAGTCTTGCTGGCATCGTGCCCATACTGGTGGGGCTGAATGATTTGGGTTGGGAAGTTTGAGCGGAACCCAAACCGGATCAAATCGAGGTGTTTGTTGAGTGCGCCAATCGCTGGGTTCTCGATGGCGATAAAAGGGATTGGAGCCGCTGCCAGCGCAGCCACAAAAGCCAATGCTTGCTCTCGGGCTGCTCTGCGGGCCTCTCCAACAAGAGTGCCTGGCTTAACGTGCTGATGGTATGGACCATCCCCATATGCCCACGCTGCAGAGCGGGTCAGATAGGTGCAGTCCGGATGGGCAATCATGAGATCCCAGCCCCATTCCATCACGCTCAGGGCATCACCACGGATATGTGGTCCCGGCACTTCAGAATCCACCATATCGCACGACCACGCATCGTGGCCGGCATTGATAAAGGTGTCGCGAATAACACCAAAGCGTTCGCATGCAATCAGTACCTTCATCTGCACACCCCACATTTGCCACTCGTGTATTCGTTCGGCTGCAAATAGCGACCACACTGGGAGCAAGTCGGTACCAGGTTCATGGCTTCAAGTCGCTCAGACCAGCAGGTGGCCTCGCAGAAAAACAGGCTGGTCATACGACCGCCAGACAGAAAGACAGGGAGCACATGGGCGAACTCACCGCAGCAGCTGCAGCGCATCGAGGGGCTAACCGCAGAGGCGACCTTCACGACGGTTTCACTGGCGGCACGGGCCAGCGGCCAGCAGGTTTCGACACAATAGGGGTAAGATCGGCGGCCGTGACGGCCGGTTACTGGCATGCAAACGGCGGTCTGCTTGCACTTGGTGCAAGGCTCCAGAGTGACTGGATTGCTGTTTGCAGGGCGTACGAAGCCCAAAGCCGGGGCAAGCCCGGCTGGTTTTTGATGGGTCATTAGATGGCGCCTTCGGTGTAGAGGGACTGGATTTTTCGGGATGCCTGGCGGGCGGAGAGACGAGCTTGGCGGCAAAGGGTCAGATGGGTTCTGGCCGGGGTGCGCTGACCATGGGGGCCATCAGTGCGCAGCTCGAGCAGGTCCAACTGCAGGCCGTGCAGGCGAGCCTCGGCGTTCAGCATCTTGGTGACCCACTGGTCGATCAGTTGTTGATGGCTCATTTGATGGTCTCCCCCAGTCCGTGCAGAGGCTCGCACTCTTCCCACCACACGGCGATCTCTCTGGCCAGGGTGACTTCACCACAACCCAGAGCTATCCAGTACACGGCGCGGATGGCGCCCAGGGCCAGCAACTCTCGGGTGATGTCACGGTTTCTCTTGGCATCACAGCCGGAGCTGTTGAACTCCTCTTGGGCTACTTCCCAGTGCTTGGTGAGCGGGCTGACCGGTGCCGGTGGCTGCATGTGGGTAGGGCCCGCCTCGGTGGTGCCCAGCGTGTCTTGCGGGGCTTCTAGCTCAAACAGGTCATTCGTCATAAGGCACCTCCTTCGACGTTACTGTAATCCGGCTCGTCGATGGCGACATGGCCAGCCTCTACACGGATGGAGATCCCAAGCTCGCCACAGCAACAGAGCGGGGCGGTGGGAACAAGGCGTGCTTCGTTCTCGGCAATCCACTGTTTCAGGCTGGCGAGGGTCATGATGGTTTGGCTCATATCTGCCCCACCTTTTTGTTCATGCACTGCCAGAGCGAATGCCAGGCATGGGCATTGATGGCATTAGCCAGTACGGCTTTATCGTCGGGTCGCTTGATGTGGCGGCGACCAGCGGCATGGGCCAGCTGGCGGCTTAGAGCCTTCACATTGCGTAGTGCGGTGGGAATCGCTACAGTTCGCATGTCAGTTACCTCAGTTGCTGATGGAAACCCCGCTGGTGTTCGAGCACCGATAGCGGGGTTTTTTATTGGCCGTTTCCGGCCACCTTTCTGACTACCGCCATGCGGCTTTCCAATATGCCGGCCTGCTCGTTGAGCTCGGCCCGGCGCTTATTCTCGTGTTCTGCCTGTTCCAGCTCGCTGCGGCTCGGTCCTTCGCTTCGGGTGGCGCGGTGCCACTCGCGGCGATGCAGCACGCCGCCATCAAACTGGTGCAGGGTTGCCAGCAGCTCGCCCAGGGCGAGGCGGATCGCCTCTTGTTGCTCAAAATCGAACTGGTCCAGCTCCCGCTCGGCGGCGGTGGTCGATACCCCGGCCGCATAGCAGATGACTGCCCGAGCCTTGATTGGCAGGCGTGACCAGCGGCTGGCCGCCCCATTGCGGCCGAACTGGGCACGCATCTCTGCCAGTGCCTTTTCGCGGGCGCTGGGTTGCTGAACGAGCTCAAAAACCTGTGCCGTGTTCATGTGGTGGCCCTCCGCTTATGCCTGCAGCAACTGGCTCAGCCAGTGCGGGCGAGGTTGTTGGCGTGGTGCAAAGCGCAGGGCCCCACGGCGGCCCTGGCTGTCCTCCAGATAGCTGCCATCGAGACGAGTGGTGTTGCGCATGACCGGCTCGGCCTGCTCACCCACAACCACGGCGCGGTTAAACAGCAAGGTGGGCAGCGGGATCAGCCCCGGCTGCTCGGCGCGAAGCTTGTTCATTGGGCCACCTCTCTCACGCGGCGGGGGACAAAGGGCAGCACAATGGCCGGGTTGGGCATGGCACTGGGGCTGATGGTCGCGATGATCTCGAACCCCGCCTTGAAGGTGTGGCCGCAGTCCACATTGCTGCATTGATAAGTAGCGATGCCGCAAAGCGGGCTCATCCGGACGGAGGTTCGGGTGCTGGCGCGGGCGTTGCAGTGGGGGCAAATCAATCTCATGTCTGGTCTCCTATGCGCCGAGGGTTGCGCGGGCCATGTCGGCAGCACACGCAAGACCAGGGACGGCTTGAAATTTGTTCTCGACCTCGGTGGCGATCAGCACCAGGTGCTCGACAGTCGCCATCAACGAACCGACCAACGCATTGCGCTGGCCCTTGGTGACGCGGCCTGATTCGAGAACATGCACAGCCTGTGCGCCAATACCCGCCACCTTGGCGGTCGCGTCGATCACGCGATGGGAAATCGGAGTGGTGTCGTTGGCGGGGGTAATGGCAACGGCCGTCAGGTGGCAATCAAACAGCAGGCCATCGAACAGGGTGTCGTCACCGGTGGCGCGGTAGAGGTCGATAAGGTCCGTGGCGGTCAGCTTGTGCCGCTCCTGCGCCGGGTTGAACTTGTTGCGCAGTACATCGGCGCTCATACCAATCTCTGTGGCCAGCTGGGTCAGGTTGTGTGCCTGCTTGAAGCGGTCACACGCGCTGACAAAGTGGCTGTGTAGGTTATGTTGACGGTTAGACACTTTCGGCTCCTGTTCGCAATCGCTACTGTGAGATCAAGCCACAGAGCGGGGATTGGACTTCTTGGTCAGCGCATTACTGGCAAGCCGGCGCCCGGAGTTCTCATGCACCAGCTTGAAATACTGCTCAGGCTCTCTGGCCATCTCGCGCCAGCGCACCAGATTGACCCAGGGTTGATCGCCCGCCCGCAGCTTGGGGATGATGGGAATGCGGCCATCGGCAATCATGTCTTGGGCGGTGCGCTTGGGGAGCTTGAACTTGTAGACGTCGAGCAGCATGTCCAGGAAGGCATCGAGCGGGATGGCCGGCAGTGACTGCAGGGCCAACCCTTGCTTGATGGCGGCCAACTCACGCAGTACCTCGGTGAAGGGCTCGGCAGAATGGTTTTCCATCGTCATGGCGATCTCCTTACTGCGCCGGGCGAGCAGAAGGTGCTGCGGGGTCGGCTTTCAACTGACCGCCGGTCAACACTTCGATTTGGTAGGCACGGCCTTTGGGGATGGTCTCATTCCACTTGCTGACAGCAACATCGGAGATCCCAAGGGCTTTGGCCGTCTCAGTTACTGTGCCGAAGTACTCTAGGACAGTGTTTTTCTGCATTTTCAAACCCTCTATTCGTCACCTAAGTGTTGGTTACGTCTAAAGGTAACTTATGGGTCGAAAAAAGGGTCAAGAGGTTTCGTTGCTTTAGTTACGTTTGTGGGTGGTAACTTAGGTTTATGGAAACTATCAATGACCGAATCGCTGCGCGCAGGCGTGCGCGGAAAATGAGCCAAGACGAGCTTGCTAAGCGCATAGGGATAACCCGTGTCTCAATAAGCAAGTGGGAATCAGGACTCAACCAGCCAAAAGGCCGCTATCTCAATGACCTAGCGGCTGCGCTGGGGGTGACGGTTGGCTGGCTGTTGACGGGTGAAGAGGGGGGAGCGGTAACACCAGCCTCCGAAGTCATACCCGGTTATCACAACGTCGAGCCGGCGGTGATTCCCCAGGGGAACCGTATCCCGATCCTCAGCTACATTCAGGCGGGTAACTGGCGCGAGATTTGTGAGCAGGCCACCACCTTCGACGGCAATATCGAGTATGTGACGGCCAGCGTCGATATCGGGCCCTGCGGCTTTGGCCTCTGGATCCGTGGCTATTCCATGACCCCGATGTTCAACGAAGGGGACCTGGTCATCATTGACCCCGATGAACAACCACGCCCAGGTGACTATGTCGTCGCCAAGAACGGCAGCGAAGAGGCCACCTTCAAGAAGTACCGACCCCGTGGCATTGATGAGAGTGGGCAAGAGGTCTTCGAACTGGTCCCCCTCAACGACGATTTCCCCACCATGCACTCCGACCGGCAGCACATAGAGATCATCGGCGTGATGGTAGAACACCGAATTTTCAGGAAACGATAGGGCGCTGATGCGCCCTTTTTTTCATCTGAAAATCTGTCACTCCAAGTGGTTTCCGTGTATGTGTGTCAAGATACATATTGTTGGTCTCATGGCTTGGGTCAGTAAGGAATAATAGTAATAATCTATCCATAACCAAATGGAGTTGTCATGAATCTTGACACTGGAATAAATAACTCAAAAATGTTAGTGCATATGGCGCTAAATAAATTTACATATCTTATTAATAATGATTCGATATCCCGCACCTTTTCAGGTTCAAACGTAGAACCAGCTCATACGGCAGGTAAAGAGTATAGTGAAAGGAATGAATATTTTAAAATAATGCTTGGCATTATCGATTCCATAAAGGTTAACTTTGGTGAGCTTGAGGGAGTTGTAAAAAATTCAATAAACAATAATTTCAGTTCGATAGCGCATGAAATGCTCATAGAGAATTATCTTGAATTGTTAGATGCTTTGTTGAAAAACCTGGTTGGAAGAAATATAAGAATCCATCCTGAGTTTGTTTCAGAGGTCCTATCTATTCAACGTGAGATAGTAAAGGTTCATGATTTTACAGTGCATGGTAAAAATAGCTTTAACAAAACGACGAAAGACTTAATATCAAGAATTATAGAGCAGGGGTTTCAGCTTGACGAGCATGTTAATGCGGCACGTTTAACTAAAATAAAGGCTGATAACAATGCCAAGATTGACCGTGAACTTGATGCGTACCGAGAGTCATTGAATGATAAAATCAATGAAATTTCAAACCAATATAGCGAGGGGCGCTCTGATTTATTGCAGTCTGTTGAAGATTACAAATATGAAATAGGGCATGTTGTCAATGAATCTAATAAATTACTAGACCAAAATAGAGACCAGTTGAAGTCTGTTTGCGAAAATATGATTAAGAAAGAAACCGAGATCGGTGTGTTAACAGAAGATACAGCAAAAAAATTAATGCAGGTGGATGGGTTGCTGAAAAAGACCAGCCAAGTTGGCATGGCTGGGGCATTCCAAAAACGACAAGAGAATTTAGCAATTCAAGTGAAACTTTGGTTTGTTGCGTTCATTGTTTTTTTAGCTTTACTGGCTTATGTTGGCCTTGATATTGTGCAGATTGCATTCAAAACACCGTCTGAAAATACAGATGTCTCAATGGCACAATTGATAGCCAAGTTGGCAGTGTCATTTCCTGCGATATGGGGAGCTTGGTTTTCTGCAAAACAATATAGCCACGCAAGCCAGCTGCAGGAGGACTATGCTTATAAAGTCTCAATTGCTATGACTTATCATGGATATAAAGATGAAGCCGGTCTTGTAGATGAGAAAATGAGTGAGAAACTTTTGGATAGCATGATAGCCCAATTTTCAGAAAACCCTGTTCGTCTGTATCAAAATAACAACAGTGCATCGGTATTAGAAGCCATGTTAAAGAACGACAAGCTATCAGATATTTTAAATTCGGCTAAAAATGGAGTGAATAGCTCTGCGAAGTAGCAGAGCCATGAGAATAGCAGATGAGTATCCGTAAACTCGACGACGGCAAGCCACTCCCCTGGATTGCCGATATGCGCCCAGGTGGCCGTGATGGTCCACGGCGCCGCAAGCGGTTCGCGACCAAGGCCGAAGCCACCGCGTGAGGGGCCTGGCAGCTTGAAGAGCATGCCGCCAAGCCCTGGTTGGGGGAGGGGGCGCCAGAGCGCGAGACTGACGATGCACGCCGGTTGGCGGATCTAGTCGAACGGTGGTACGGCTTGCATGGCCAAAGCCTGCGGGATGGTGAGCAACGCCGTTCCAAGCTGCTGTTGATCTGCGAGAGCCTGGGCAATCCGCTGGCTTGCGAGTTCACCGGCAACGACTTTGCCAAGTACCGGGAAGCGCGCCTTTCTGGGGCAGTGAGTGATCGCCGGGCGGCAACACAGGATGGCAAGGGGGTGAGTGCGTCGACGGTGAACCGGGATCATGCCTACCTGCGGGCCGTGTTCAACGAGCTCAAGCGACTGGGGGAGTGGACGGCAGAAAACCCGTTGGCTGGGATGCGGCTGTATCGGGTAACGGAGTCCGAGCTGGCGTTTCTGTACCCTGAAGAAATCAAGGCGCTGCTCGATGCCTGCGATTCAGCTAGCCACCCAGACTTGGGGATTGTGGTGCGGCTTTGCTTGGCCACCGGCGCTCGCTGGGGGGAAATACAAGACCTGAACCAGTCGCAGGTTGCCAACAACCGGTTGACGTTCACCCACACCAAGGGAGGTAAACGTCGAACCGTGCCCATCAACCAGGAGCTGGTTGACATCATCCCCAAGCGACGCGGCAAGCTGTTCAGTGAGTGCTACCACCACTTTGAATCGGCGATAAATCGGGCGGGGATTCAGCTGCCGGCAGGACAGAGCACCCATGTGCTCCGGCATACTTTCGCCAGCCACTTCATGATGAACGGTGGTAATATTTTAGTGCTGCAGAAGATACTTGGGCACTCGACCATCACCATGACGATGCGTTATTCGCACTTTGCCCCAGACCACCTCGAGGATGCTTTGCGGCTCAATCCGCTGACAGTGAACAAGCTGCGGTAGTGTCCACTTTTGATCCACACAGCTCACAGAACACCGCATTTTTCCGCATGATGGCGTGCACTTAAGTGACTGTTTTTGCGTAACTATTTGTTTTTAAAGGCCGAGAGCAGGCATTTAAAATCCCTCGCTTTTCGAGGCGTGCTGGTTCGATTCCGGCCTCGGCACCATTAAAATAAAAGGCTTACGAAGGCCACTAGAAATAGTGGCCTTTTTGTTTTTGGCCAATATCGCCAGAGCGGTGAAACTAGCCTGAGTGTCCGTTCGGATTTCTCCTTGACCGGCGCGGTGGCCTTCATGGAAGCTCATCTCTTTCCCATGGAAGGAGGAAGACATGTTACGGATACTGGGCAAGGCGTCGTCAATCAATGTGCGCAAGGTGTTGTGGGCCTGCGCCGAGATAGGTCTCCCGTTCGAGCGGGAGGAGTGGGGGAGCGGTTTTCAATCCACTCACAGCGCTGAATTTCTGGCGTTGAACCCGAACGCCATGGTGCCTGTGATCCAGGACGGCGACTTCACGCTGTGGGAGTCGAACACCATCATCCGCTATCTGGCGGCGCGCTATGGCGATGCCGCGCTCTATCCTACCGAGGCTCGAGCGAGGGCCATGGTCGATCAGTGGATCGATTGGCAGGCCTCGGATTTGAACAGTTCCTGGCGCTACGCCTTCATGTCCTTGATCAGGCATTCCCCTTCCCATCAGGACCCCGAGGCGCTCGGAGCGGGCTGTGTGCAGTGGTCCAGACACATGCAGATCCTCGAGCGACAGCTCGCATCAACCGGTGCCTATGTGGCGGGGAGCGGCTTCTCGCTGGCAGACATCCCCATCGGTCTGTCGGTCAATCGCTGGTTCGAAACGCCATTCGATCGCCCGTCATTGCCGGCAGTGAGCGACTACTACCAGCGGTTGAGCCGTCGACCCGGTTTTCGCCTCTATGGAAACAATGGGACACCATAA